AAAACTTCTATGAAGGAAGTGAAGTTGGAGCTGTTCAGATAAATGGAGAATTTACTGTTCAGAACATCGCAGAAGGTCAATATTTGATGGCAGTTATTCAGTTTTTTAGAATTTGTACCAAGATGTTTTTTGGCGCTGATCAATACGCAGGATCTCCACCTCCACTGGTATTTTTAGATGGATACGGAGCAGCGTATTTGCCACATATTCCATGTGTTGTAACACAATTTTCACACACAATGCAAGGTGAAGTTGACTATGTATCAGTTCCTATCAGTGTTGATTTGGGACCTGGGGGAAATTCTGTATTTCCAGGAAATATAACAGGCGATTCATATGGTAAATCAGTACGTTTACCGACTGATAGTACTATAACAGTAACACTACAGCCAGTTTACAGTAGAAAAAATATTGCTGATAACTTTACACTTGAGAAATATGCACGTGGGCTAACTATTAAAGATGGTAATAGTAATAGAGGAGGATTTATATAATGGCCGAAGTTACTTATACTAAAAATAGTTTATATGCTCGCACCAAATTTTATGGAAATTACCTAGATGTAGCAGAATTTCCGAATATGCCAAAAAATGTAGATGATGTTTTATTTGAAATAAACAAAACATATCAAAATCGTCCAGACTTATTAGCGTTTGACTTGTATGGTGATTCTAGCTTGTGGTGGGTATTTGCTCTTAGAAATCCCAACACAATCAAAGATCCAGTTTTTGATATGAAGGCCGGTAGAAAAATTTATTTACCTAAAAAATCCACGCTTGATACTCTACTAGGATGAATTAATGGCAACAGACGGCGACATATCCAGATTTGGTACGGGAGGAATTAGATTAACTCCACAACAAGTTGCACAGTTCGGAGTGGCGACACCATCGATAGTCATTCCCAGTGTATCTGTATCACAGGAGCCACCCAGTGAATCTCCCAGTCAAAGAAATAGAACACGTACAAATACTGACACAACAGATGATCTGCCTACTGCAACACCTATAGAAAATCCGTTGCATGAATATGCATCATATACATATAATCTTAGTTTACACATTCTATCCATTGACACATACAATCAAATAATTAACAATAATTTTGTCAATGACAGCCCTACACCTTATGTTCCAGAAAACGTAATTATCAGCGGAGCAGGACGTTATAACGATACTGATTTTAAACGTAATAGAAATTTCAAAGAAGATTTTTATTTCGAAGATTTTAAAATGCAAACGGTCATAACGTCAACGATGAGAAATAGAAATACGAATTTAATTGAATGTTCGTTCACTATTATAGAACCAAATGGATTTACTCTAATAAACAGAATGATAGCGGCAGCCAATGAAGTAAACAAAAATTTTGTTTCTGCTCCAGAATCTTATGCAAGAATACCTTATGTATTACAAATAGATTTTTTTGGTTATAAAAATATTGACGACGCTAAGCCAGAAAAAATTCAAAGTCTTACAAAATATATACCGATTTGTTTTACAAATGTAGAAACACACTTAAGACAATCAGGTGCAGAATATAAAATGGAAGCAGTTGCCTACAATCATCAGGTTTTTAGTCAACTTATGAATGCTATACCTTTTAACACAACTGTTCAAGCCTCAACAGTGTCAGCAGCATTTAATGCGGGTAGTGGAAATGACGCGACAGTTTCTGAGTTTTATAATAGAATAACAAATCAACGAGATGTTTCGCGTGAGATTACTCAATTACAAATATTAAGAAATCAAACTATAGATACTTTAAATAATATAGGGTTTTCCGACGCAACAGCGGGTAATTTGCAGGACATTGATACAAAATTAAGTAGTTTGACTGCACAGTTAAACAATTTAAATAATACAAATATTGAATCTAGGGGTATATGCAGTGCATTTACCGATTATTTTAAAGCACTTACAAAAATAGGTGATATTAATTATCCTACCGCTTATAGAGTTGAATTCGATGAAGAGATAGGCAATTCAAAATTAATGCCAGGTCCTCAGCCAATAACTCCAAATAGTGCCAATTCAACTACAAAACCCAACTCGCAACTATCTTATCGTAGTGGTGTTATTAACGTGCCTGCAGGTACTACCATAGATAAATTAATAGATTTTATGCTCCGTCATAGTTCCTATATACAAGATCAACTGAAAGTATTAGGTGTTGATATTAAAGGTAATGAATCGGTGGAAACTTTAGTTAATTTAGCCAAACAGCCACTGAAATGGTACAAAATAGTTCCTACGATTCAGGTAGGCCCATGGGACAATAAAGTTAAAAGATTTTCGGCCACAACCGTAGTATTTTATGTAAGAAAATTTACTGTAAATTCCAAGTATCCATACGGTCCACAAGGCAAAACTCCGGGTTATGTTAAAATCTATGATTATATGTTCACGGGTAGAAATCGTGACGTTTTAGATTGGAATATAAGTTTTAATACTCTATATCTATTAGCAGTAACTGGTGGACTTAGTAAAGAAATACAAGGCACTACATCTCCTGCTACGAATCCAGCAGGTCAAAGCGCAGCACCCGGTAATAAACTAAACACAGTTGTTCCAAGTTTACCAGGGGCTGATCCTGTAGCTCAGCCAGGAATTGCAGTGATAGCTGGCAATAACAATTCAACCGTGATCGACGGCGGCAACATACAGAAATCAACTGCTGCATCTGATCTAGCAAACTCACTATTGCTTGGCTCACGTGGTGATATGATTGAATTGGATCTTAAAATTATAGGTGATCCACATTTTATAAAACAGGATGACGTTTTTTACAGTAGACCAGGTAAAAATCAAAACGCTGCGCTAACACCAAATAACAGTTTGTATATGGATACTGGTGAGTTATACGTGTTTGTAAATTTTTTAAGTCCTGTTGATTACAATGAAGAAAAAGGTTTAGCAGAAATTAGAGCTAATGACATACTAGGTTATCAAAACGTAGCAAAAAGTTTAGGCTATAGCAATTTTAGTGGTGTATACAAATTAATTACAGTTGATTCTACATTTTCGCATGGCAAATTCGAGCAGAATTTACGTCTAGTAAAAGTATTAACAGATCAATTAGGAAGAAATATAACAACCACTGTTAGAGAAGATAGTTCTCAGGCTGCAATTCAGCCATCAGAAACATATGTACTTGGTGAAAATGTTAGATTGGGAAGAAGTACACAAAATTCTCCTGACTCTGAATATCAAGTAAATAATAGTGTTGAACGAATTCTAAGCGATTCGGCTTCAATACCAACTCCTGTTATTATTGATGCGGGTTGGACTTTAGATGATGGCACACTAGGATAGGATTAAATTAATGAGTAGTCTTAACAGACCGTACCTAGGAACAAGACTTCCAAGTTTCGTAGATCAAACAGGTGCGGACATTTTAGTTCAAACTGGAATATATGTAGGTGTAATTAAAAAAATCGATACAACTACCAGAACGGGAAGAGTTTGGGTATACATTACTCAACTTAGTGGACCTGAACCTGAAAATCAAAATAATTGGAAACTAGTTTCATATGCTAGCCCTTTCTTAGGACAAACTACAGGTCCTCGCGGAGTAGCAGAGTATACGATAGCAAATCAAAATTCAAATACGTTTACTCAAACCTCACAATCATATGGATTTTATATGGTTCCCCCTGATGTAGGTAACAAGGTACTTTGTTGCTTTGTTCCAGGATCAATTGAGGGCTTTTGGTTTGCATGTGTTAACACCGATGCAAGTATCTATATGACTCCCGCAATAGGTGCTGTTAACTATAATTTAATAGATACATTGAGTATTCAAACATCAGGGTTTACCTTGAGTCCAGATAAAAAATATCCCGTAAGTGAATGGAATCAAAATTTACCTGAGGGTTATAGTAAACCAACAAAAGATGTAAAAAAACCACTGCATGTATTTAAAACGGCTCAGTTATTAAATCAAGGTCTTGATGGTGATGAAATTCGTGGCACAATTAGTAGTAGTAGTCAACGTGATCCAATAAGTAGTGTTTTTGGATTTAGCACTCCAGGCAGACCAATACCACAGCAAGACTCTGCATTTACGGATCAACCTAATCCTACAAATTACAACGTTACTAGCCGTGTGGGTGGTCACACCTTAGTAATGGATGATGGCGATTCTTTTGGTTCAGATAATTTAGTACGATTGAAATCATCTGCCGGACATCAAATTCTTATGCATGATACTTCGGGTATTATGTATATAAGCAATAGTGCTGGCACAGCGTGGGTAGAATTAACAAAAACTGGTGACATATTAATTTATGGCGCAAATGATTTGGCAGTTCGAACAGGTGGTAATCTGTTGATGCATAGCGACAAAAATATTAGTTTTTTTGCGAACGAAAATATAAACATATCATCTGGAAAAGCCTTTAACGTTGAGACTAAAGAAATCAATCAAAGTGCCCTAGTTAGGATGAATATCTTTGGCAAAAAAATACAAGCCAGAAGTGCGAGTACTTTAGATTTGGCATCAGCATCTAGTATGTCAATCCGCGCCGGAGGAAGAATGGCAATCAACGGAAGTGCTATTGCTCTTAATGGCAGTGGTAGTGCGGTAAATATTCCTACACCGCCGCAACTTCAAAAATATTCATTGCCCGACACAGTAGGACAACCAAATGGTCCTGCAACACAATGGTCAATTTTACCAGGAATGATAGTTTCCACTAATTATAAAGTACCAACACACGAACCATATTTTCGTCGAGGTTTGCGGCAAGGGATTAGTGAGTTAATTGCTCAATCAAATACATATGATACTACTATAAATGGTGACCCTATAGATCCACCTGTAATTACCAATCCTCAAGGGCCAAGGGTTGCAGATTCGGCCACACTAAATGATGCTGCACCGTCTTCTGTTTTTATTGAACAACCAGAACCAGCAGGTTCGATAGGAGAGTTAGATTCTGATGAAATTCGTGCATTAACAGCACAGATAGGATATACAGAAAGCCGCGGAGATTATAATCTTGAGGCTGGTGGATATGTTGGAAAATATCAATTTAGCGTCGATGATCTTGCTATTTTAGGATATTTAAAAGAAGGATTACAACAAGCCGTTGACACAATAACCAATCCTAATAATTGGGCTAATAAAGATAATGTTGCAAATTTACAAGACTTTTTGAACTCTCCTGAATTGCAAGAACAGGCAATGTTTAATTTACTTAAAAATAATTATGCGGTACTACAGTCAACTGGAGCTATTGTCAAAAATATGACAAATGATGTAATTGCTGGTCTCCTATCTGTATCGCACTTAGCTGGACCAACAGCGGCCACTACCTGGTATAAAACTGGACGCTATAATGTAAATGCAAATGGTTATACAGCTACCGACTATTATAACAGAGGCAAATTTAGTACAACTCAGACAGATGTGTATGGCCTGTAATAGCTAAATACATTTATGTATAAAGGTTTTAGTTCCATCACATCAGATAAAAATTATAGCTTAACTAACTTTGATTTAGTTAAGCGTGATTTACAGAATCATTTTTATATTCGTAAAGGTGAAAAATTAATGAACCCAGAGTTCGGCACGATCATCTGGGACATGATTTTTGAACCATTGACGCAAGAAACTAAGAATATAATAATGCAAGATATTAAAAAGATCATAGCAAATGATCCTAGAATTTCAGCAAAAAATGTAATAGTTACTCAATTTGATCGTGGTATTCAGATAGAACTAGAATTACTATATATTACTACTGGTCAAGTTGGCGTATTAGAATTGCGGTTTGATCAAAACAATCAAATATCGCCAACCAATCTATAAAACTCGCATATTTATTTTGCGATAAATAATAAAAAGAGAAGAGTATGGCTATTACTGAAAGACAAAACAATCTAATAGTTAATCAAGATTGGACAAAAATTTATCAAAGTTTTAGGAACGCTGATTTTCAAAGTTATGATTTTCAGACGTTGCGCAAAACGATGATAGATTATTTAAAAATCTATTATCCAGAAAATTTTAATGACTTCATAGAATCCAGTGAATATATTGCACTGATTGATTTGATAGCATTTTTAGGTCAAAGTTTAGCTTTTAGAACTGACTTAAACGCTAGAGAAAATTTTATAGATACTGCCGAACGTAGAGACAGCGTATTAAAATTAGCAACCTTGGTTAGTTATAATTCAAGTAGAAACGTAGCTGCTTCTGGTTATCTAAAAATAGATAGTGTTCAATCTACACAATCTTTACGTGATATATTAGGTAATGACATTACAAATTCAATTATTACATGGAATGATTCTACTAATCCTGACTGGTACGAGCAATTCACTATAGTATTAAACTCAGCATTAGCAGCAAGTCAGAGTATTGGAAATCCAGTAGGATCAAAAGTTATAGATGGTGTAACAGTTAGTGAATACAACTTGAATTCAGTTCAAGGGACTATGCCTATTCTACCATTTGCTGTGCAAATAGACAATTCATCATTGAACTTTGAAATAGTAAGTCCTACAATTGCAAATCAAGATTATGTGTATGAAGCCTCACCATTACCTGGTAAGCCACTTAACATATTATACAAAAACGACAACGCAGGCAATGCTAGTAATAATACAGGGTTTTTCCTGTACTTTAAGCAAGGCACATTATCCAATACTTCATTTACTTTTCCAGAAAGTATACCAAACAATATAGCAAGTATTAACGTAAACAATATTAATAACTCGGACGTTTGGTTGTATGAATTAAATGCTATAGGACAAGCAATTGAATTATGGTCTCAACTACCCAGTGTTAATGGTACAAATATCATTTACAATGATAACGCTGCGAAAAAAAGTTATCAAGTAGGAACACGTTCTGGGGATCAGATTGATTTAATATTCGGTGATGGCACATATACACAAATTCCAGTTGGATCATATAGAACATATTATAGAACCAGTGCAGGACTAAGTTATAGAATTGCTCCTGATCAAATGAGCAATATAACTTTTGCTATACCTTATGTAAGTAAACTTGGAAGACTAGAAACACTTACTATAGTTGCAAGTTTAAAATACACCGTTGCTAATGCATTACCACGCGAAAGTCTAGCCGAAATAAAAACCAAAGCGCCTCAACTTTATTATACTCAAAATCGTATGATAACGGGCGAAGACTACAATGTATTTCCTTACGCTAACTATACTTCAATTAGTAAAGTTAAAACAGTAAATCGTACAAGTAGTGGAATAAGCAGATTCTTGGATGTAAACGATGTTAGTGGTAGATATAGCAGTACTAATATCTTCGCACAGGACGGAATATTTTATAAAGAAGATGGCGCAAATAGCTTTACTTTCACATTTAATACCACGTCTGATATTAATAGAGTAATACAAAATCAAGTATTGCCATACATTAGAGGTAGTTCAATACTACATTTTTATTACTATTATTTTCAAAGATTCCCAATAACTAGCCTCTATTGGAATAGAGTAACCAGCGGTTCCGGTTCAAGTTCTGGATATTTTAAATCTAGTTTAAATGCTACTACGGCAACATCTATTGGTGTAGGTCAAGTTGATAACAGAGAGTACATGAATGAGGGATCAATATTGATTTTGAGTCCAGGAACTGGCAATTACTTCAACAGTGCGAATGAGATTTTGCCTCTGCCAAGTAATGGTCAATTACCACAAAATGGTAGTTCATTGATATATGTTTCAATATCCAATTTAGTTGGAAATGGCAGCCAGACCGTATTAAGTAATGGCCAAGGTTCTGTTCAATTGAGTATGAATGTAAGTTCAAATGCTCAAGTATTAGCGGTAATACCTGCTTTTAGTAATCAGTTTAGTACGCAATTTACTAGTCAATTGATAAATCTTATAAACAATTACAATAATTTTGCATTAAGATATGATCAACTATCTAGAACTTGGAAAATTATAAACGCGCAGGACGTAAATTCAACTGATACTTTTAGTCAAAAATTTCAAGGCGACATTACTGGACAAAGTTTAGATGCTAGCTGGATGTTAAATTTTACAGTTAACAATTTAATTTATACGGTAAATGTCAGAGGACTTAACTATCTTGTTGAAAGCACAGAAGAAACTAAATTCTATTTTGATCAACAAAGTAAAGTTTATGATTCTACGACTGGCAGTGTTATAAACGATACTATTAGACTATTAAAAGTTAATGGCAATGCTGATACAGGTCAGCCATTAACAAAAGACATTCTGTTAAACATATATGATCAGATGCCTGAATCTGATGGATATATAGACACCAGTAAAGTGCTAGTTACATATAGTGATGATAATGCAAATGGAATTCCTGATAATCCAGATGCATTTAACATAGCAGTTCATCCAATAATAGATACCTATTCTACAATAGCACAGATAAATTCGCTGATACAGATATTTGATATTGGACAATTATTCTACACTAGTAGTACTGATAACTATTATGAGTTAATTTCAACTGACGGTGTTAGAAGTTTACAACTTATATCTTATCCTGGAAATAAGTTTGTGTTTTTTGAAAAAGTAATTTCTTACAATAACTTCATATCATATGAGCCGTTAGCTACTAGTTTGGTTGTTAGTTTGTATGCTACCGAAACTGATATTTTGCAAAATGTTAACAACTACATAGTAGGGCAAATATTCTATGCATATCAAGAAAACAAATTCTATGTTATAACTCTGGTAGAAAACATAAGGACATTAGTAGTTAGTGATAATTATGTGGCTAGAATTGGTAGAGATAATCTATATTTTCAATACAGACATAATGCGCCAGGTGACAGAAGAATTGACCCAAGTCCTAGCAATCTGATGGATATGTACATACTAACTAAAGAATATGAAACTAGTTATCGTGCATGGATTTTAGATACTACTGGAACGGTGTCAGAACCAGAAACACCTTCTGCAACACAACTGAAAATTGCATTCTCAGATATAGAAAAATACAAATCAGTAAGTGATGCTATCATTTACAATTCTGCTAAGTTCAAACCTTTATTTGGATCTAAGGCAGCGCCAGAATTGCAGGCTACTTTTAAAGTAATTAAAAATCAAAACATAAATCTTTCTGATACTGAAATTAAAAGTAGAGTAGTATCTTACATAAATGTTTTCTTTGCCGCGGGTAATTGGGACTTTGGCGAGACTTTTTATTTTACCGAATTAGCGACATTTATACAACAAAGTTTGGCACCAAACATATCGAGTATAGTTATAGTTCCAAATAGTTCATCACAGGTATACGGATCACTACAACAGATCGGTAGTGGCCCAAATGAAATTTTGATAAGTAGTGCGACTGTAGACAACATTCAAATAATATCATCAATTACAGCATCGCAACTAAACTTACAAGCATTGACAGTAAATACATTAGCATAATAGAAAATAAGAATTATGGCAGTAACTAAAACAACAAATTTTTTACCAACTGTATTCCAAACAGATGCCAACAAGAAATTTCTTGGAGCAACGCTGGATCAATTAGTAACTGAGTCAAATTTATCAGTTGTTAATGGCTATGTGGGTAGAAAATTTGCTCCTGGTTTTACTGGCATTGATACCTATCTAAAAGAAAATTCAGCATATCGTGCAGATTATCAGTTAGAACCTACTGTAGTTTATAAAAATCAAAATACTAATGAAGTAGAATTTTCAAAAACATATCCAGAAACTCTACAAAAAATTACATATTTTGGAGGTAATGTTACAAATCAGAACAGCTTGTGGGGGAGCGATTATTATAGCTATAATCCTAGATTTAATGCAGACACATTTATAAACTTCAGTCAGTATTATTGGGTTCCAAATGGACCAGATGCTGTTGATGTTTTTGCGGGCGAAGTTGATCTAGAGAAAAAATTATATTTTACAGCAGACAATAATACAAAAGTTTACAACGTTAACGGCTATGGTTTAACTCCTAGTCCAGATATAGTATTAGGACGCAAGGGTTCTTATCAGTTTATTGTTAATCAACCAGGTGTACCATTTTGGATACAAACTGAACCTGGGCTAAGTGGCAAAAACTCAAAAACTAATTTAAGCACTAGACAAATACTAGGAGTAATTAACAACGGTATAGATGTTGGAACTATCACGTTCGAAGTCCCTACTACTACTGCACAAGATTTCTATATAACCATGCCATTGTTGCAGTCAGTTGATTTAGTATCAGAGATAAGTTATGCTGATTTACAAGGCAAATTATTATCTGAGATAAAAAATCTATATAATGGCATAGATGGACAGATATCAAATTTAAATAGCAAATATTTAATATTTGCAAATTATTCAGAAAATGTAGCAGATTGGACTAGTGGTGTCACTGTAGTACCATCAAGTCAACGTTATGGCATCTGGCAAATAATATTGACACCAAGCGGATCAGATTTCGTGCTAAATTTAGTTTATTATGTTCCACTGCCAGTTAATAATAAAGTTATTATTTTGTCAGGTATCACCTATGGTAATACAGAATGGTACACTAACAGTAATCAAAGACTAGAACAAATCCCAGTTATAACAGCAACATTGGATACATTGTACTATCAGAATGGAGTAAATGCGGACCAATATGGAATTATACGTTTAGTTGAATCCAATAGTAATTATATAAATGTTGAATCTGAAATATTAGGTAAAACAAACTACGTAAGTCCAAATGGAATTACATTTACTAATGGACTGAAAATAGTTTTTGACTCTGCTGTGACACCAGATCAGTATAAGAATAAAGAATTTTATATAGAAGGTGTAGGCACAAGTATCAAACTTGTAAGTGTTGATGATTTAGTAGTTAATTCACCTGTTGAGAAAAATAATTATAGACCTCAAGAAAATTTTGTGGTTTATGCCAATGCAAGTTTGAATCAAGCTGCCGATCAATTATCGGTATCAACTATTAATTTTCCAGATGGTATTACCGTTCTAACAGGTAATTTTCCTAATAAAGATAATGAAATTCCAATATCGCAACAGGATTTAAAATTCAAATATCCGTATCGTGCTGGGACTAATCAATCAGGAGAACACCAGTCAATTAAGTTTTCTGCGGAAACAATCGGTATAACATTACCGGGTATTCTAATAAATGGTGTGTCAAACAATGTACTGTTGAAAGGCTCAAATGATACAACCTGGCATTATGACACCAATCAAGTATTAATAAATGGCCAAGATCAGTATGGTGGTCAAACTATTGTTAATGAACAATATGTTTATACCAATGGAAAATTTATATCAGCAAATGCTTGGGGTAATGTTTCTGGCTTTTCAACTGGATACACAGATGCTGCCACTGGACATAGCAAATTAGTAGGTTTTAGTGCTGATGGATATCCTATATACGGACCATTTGGTTATTTAAACCCACAAGATGCTACTAGCGGTGCAGTTAGAATGATCAGTTCGTATCAATTTGCTGATACTATAAACTCAATTAACAGACCGCAATCCGTCACTGTTACAGTTACTTCTAGTGTAAACTCATATAGTTACATAACAGTAAACTCTACGTTTGGAATTAATCCAGGTATGAGAATAACTCTTAACACGGCTGGAATAACGCCACAAAGTGTATGGGTTATTGACAATTCTTTAAAAAGTACAATCGGATTGCCAGAGTATAACGGTACCATAAATGAAATTAAACTAAGTTCGAATGTAACAGTTGCAGCTGGAGACTCAATAAGTTTTGAATTTTTACCAGGCGCATTCATAGAAGACTATGAATATGTTATGAATTCTGGCTCGCTGGATCAATATAATGGTAGATATTGTGTTACTCCAGAATTTCCTAATGGAACATATGCATATTTTATAACAGAAACTGTATCAGGGCAACAAATATATCCATATATTATAGGACCTAACTATTATGGAGATACTACTTTTGATACCAATAATAGTTTAAACACACCAGATTATATTGTAATTAATCGTGCAAGTCAAGATTTGAATCCATGGACTAAGAGAAATCGTTGGTTTCATCAAAACATACTTGAGTTAACAAGTACATATAATAACACACCACTAACTTTAGATGCAGAATTCAGAGCAAAACGTCCAATTATAGAATTTGATGCAGACCTACAACTTTATAATTTTGGAAAAATAGCAAAACGACCAATAGACTTATATGATACTAAAATATCAACTCCGTTTTTAAATGTCCAAGGCAGTTTAGGATTCTATATTGATGGAATAAATCTAGTTGAAGGCATGAGAGTAGTGTTCAGTTTAGACAATGATCCTTTAACTAGACATAAAATTTGGGTAGTTAATTTTATTGATCAAGATGATAATACTGCAACGGATAAGATTATAAATTTAGTTGAAGCTGATGATGCGGTGATAAATGACTACGATGTAGTTTCTACCTTTAATGGAAAAGAAAATGGAGGTAAAAGTTTCTGGTTGTTAAATGATGTATGGCTGGAAGGTCAACGTAAATCTGGTGTAAATCAAGCACCTTATTTTGATGTTTTTGACAATAACAATACTAGCTTTTCAGATTTAACAAAATATCCTCCTGTTAAGAATAGCACTAAATTTTCAGGAACAAAACTGTTTGGATATAAACAAGGTAACGGAAGTATTGATCCTGTACTAGGCTTTTCTATAGCGTATAAGAATTTAAATAACATAGGTGATATTCAGTTTACTAATTACTTCGATACAGACACGTTTCAATATGCATCTGATAGTGTCTTTATAGATAAAAAAGTAAATTCAGGATTTTTACATAAAAATAACGCAGACGGTACTTTTGAAAAAATAAATGTATGGACAAATCC